TTAATGGCTTTTAATGAAATGAATATTGAAGATATGTTATGCGATATGTATGACATAAGGAGAATGGCTAAGTTTACAACTTTTGATCAATCTCCTAAAGATTCTAATGGAACTATTTTTACAATTAAAGATTGTATTGATAATGTTATTGAACAATTGGAAGATCATGCGAAGAGGAATAATATTGAAGTTACTTGACTTCCCAGGTTTAATAATGCTAAACAGAAATTGCACGGAGCAATATCAGGAATTGCTTATGTTTGGTCGGAGAGTTTTGTCCTCCCCTTATCCTCTCCGACCACCTTAAAATCACCTTCAATAAAAGCAGATGGATGTTGTTTTCTTATTTCAGAGAGTCTGGCTACTATTTCTTCACGAGATAATTGATCTAATTGATGGGTTGTTTCTCTTCGATCTATAGTTAAACCTCCGAGTGCAGAGCGTATCTTCTCGGCATTAATCGCAGAGCTATACTGACCAGACTCCTCGGCTCCTATACTAAGCTTAGATAATCTTCTAAGTTGTCCTATAAGAGTGACACCATATTTTCTCTCTCTAATCTCTCGGAGTTCTTTAAGATGTTCAGTTACCAAAGGGAAGTCACGACCATTCAACAAAAGACTTGCAGTCTTATATGCTTGTCCTTCGGAATATCCTGCCCTCCTTGCACATTCGGCATTACTATAGATGCCTTCACAAACAAGTTTGCAGAATTCTTTTTGTCTATTAGTAAGAAATTTTTCTTTAGCCATAAAAGTATAATAGGTTTATTCTCATATTATTTCAATTCAAAACGAATAAAAATGTTTGCGGCTTCATCTTGTCCTTGTTTAAGTGTAACAAGTGTAACACAAAGTGTAACAGAATACTCTAGGTATACCAACAGTTACAGAGCTTTTGTTACAATGTTACAATGTTACACCTATTTTGAAAAAAATAAAAATAAAACAAAAAATTATGAGAGAAACACTATATGAAATTAAACTGCTTGACTTTTATAAGATTATTTAGGACAATTAATAAAAAACTAGGAGCTTACAATGGAAACTTTAGATAGAAGAGTAGACATGCCTATAGAAGAAGCAATCAACAGATTAGAAAGAGTAGTGTCTGATAATTGTGAAGATCTAAGAAGAGTAGACGGAGGTTATATCTATGCAGATGAACTTATGTCGGCCTGGAAAAAAGTTTTGAACGAAACAAGAATCTAAATGTTCAAAGCATTGTTATTAGTTTGCTCCTTGGTTCATGGATCGGGAGACAAGAAGAGTTGTTTCGAGTTACATGATCTGGAAGCTCCGAACGGCTACACCACGATCGAGAAATGTATGGGGAGAATAGATGAGATGGTTGATATGACACGAGTCATGGTTCCTTTTCCTCATCAAGTTAAATATAAATGCGAAAAAATTTTTGAAAGGACATAAGGGGACAAATGAATTGTGAAAAATGTAATAGTGCTACATCTGTTGTGGATAGTAGACCTCAAGAAACATCTGCTATTAAACGAAGACGTAAGTGTAGTGCTTGTGGACATAGATTTAATACGATAGAACAAATTTTAACAGAGACAACAGTTGTAAAAACAGTTGTTGTAAAAGAAAAAGTAAAGGTAAGCAAACCTAAAGTAAAACCTCTTGATCCATTTGATGATCCAAGTTATTTGGAAACATTAAGTGATTACGAATTAGAAGAATTAATAGGAGGATAAGAATGAAATCAAGTACTAAAAAAATGTTAAAGAGTGTAAGTAAAAAAGATTATGTATTAGCAGGAAATGATTATACGAAAGTTGATCCTTATTATATAGTGCTTTATACCAACGTAAAAAAAGTTGTTAGAGTAAATGCAGTTAATGAAGAGAGGGCAATCGAGCGAGCATTGGCTAGGGAAATAGATAAGAACACATGGAAACACATGGGTTATCAGTATATGGATACTGATTATGATATTGTTGAGGAGAAAGATTATGAGGCTCATAAGCACATTAATAAAGAGGTTCGAGGATGAGGCAATTGAATTTGCATCTGCTGGTATGGAAGAAGAGGCACAAGACGCTCGAAGATTAGCTTCCAAATATACTGAGATGAAATATAATGGTCACACACATTCACTAAGATCGGAGATAAATGAAAAATGGAAGAAGAAAACTACGAATGGACAAAAGAAGAAGTAAAGACACATTGTGCACCTCGTTGTCCAAGATGCCAAGGCACATTACAAACAATGGAAGTGCATGGACATGAGCAATGTGTTCTATGTCATGCCGTCATTGAGGACTGTTGCCAGGGTGCTCAATTAAAATGAGTGACAANATTCTTAAATTCCCATATAAAGTTAAGAGAACAGGTAAACCCGTACCTTTGGTATGTGAGTTGGCTGCAAAACAATTCGATCAAGTTTTGATTGTAGGAACAAATGTAGAAGACGGATATGTTCAGATGATCACAACTATGAAAGACCCAGCCGAGGTGCTTTGGCACCTCGAGTCTGCAAAATTTGGTATAATGAATGGACTTGAAGAGGAGGAGAATGATGAGTAAGAAAAATGAAAAGAAAGACCTACACTCTAAAGATAGAGATAACGTCATCCCTTTTCCCAAATCATCCACACCTAGCAGTAGCAGTAGCGAAGAAGATGTGGGAAGTGGGGAGGGATACACAATCCATTTCGAACCAGATTGGGACGGATGGGGAGACGATTCAAAAGATAGCTAGACTTGAAGGTTGGAAGAGAAAAGAAAGAAGTGCTTTAGACGGATGGGGTGGATATTGGGGACCCTTCCTAACAACAAAAGAGCAAAGTGAATTACCCGAGACAGATTTTAGAGGGACGGATGATCCTGAAGCCGTCAAACCCGAAGAAAGATATAGAGACAAATATATAGAAAGACATTCTGCGAGTTCATCGCTAACACACATATAAGGGGACTATATGCAATTCAAGTACAAGACAAAGCCTTATGCTCATCAAGAGGATGCTTTGCAAAAAAGTCACGACAAGAAAAATTTCGCATACTTTATGGAAATGGGTTGTGGCAAATCAAAAGTTTTAATAGATAATATATATTGGCTTTGGCAGCAGAAAGAAATTGATACTGCAATTATAGTAGCACCCAAGGGTGTGTATATGAATTGGAAAAATTCGGAACTACCAATCCATTTACCCGATGATATAGATGCAGACATCTATATGTGGAAAGCAGAAAACTCTATCAAACAAAAGAAAATTTTGCACGGAAGTATTACAAAAAGAGACAAGTTTAGAATTATCCTAATCAATGTAGAAGCTTTTGCTACAAAAAAAATCAAACCATTCCTTGAATCGTTTACCCACAGAAGTGAATTTATGTTAGCGATTGATGAGTCAACAACAATCAAAAATGTAAAAGCAAAAAGAACTAAAGCTATAGTAGAGTTTGGAAACAAAGCAAAGTATAAAAGAATACTAACGGGTTCTCCGATAACACAATCGCCCTTAGACTTGTATTCACAATGTGCTTTTCTAAGTAAGAGACTTCTTGGTTATGATAGCTATTGGTCTTTCCAAGGAAGATTTGCGATTATTAAACAACAAAGAATGGGCAGTATGAGTTTCAATCAAGTTGTCGGCTACAAAAATTTGGAGGAGCTAACACAGAAATTAAAACTATTTGCTCACAGAACAACCAAGAAAGAAGCCTTGGACTTACCCGATAAGATTTACACGACAAGGCAAGTGGACTTAACCTCAACACAAAGAGAACATTATATGAGTATGAAGAAGACTTCAGTTGTGTTTCTAGAAGACGGAGGTATGGTAACTGCACCCGAAGTAATGACAAGACTATTAAGACTTCAACAACTTCTCTGTGGATATTTAGTTGATGATGATGGAGAGACAATAGAATTAGCTAACAATAGAATAAAAGTAATGATGGAAGTCATCGAAGAAATGGATGGCAAAGTAATTATATGGTCAAGATTTCGTTACGACATAAAGAAAATTAAAAAAGAATTAATTAAAACCTATGGATCGGGTTCCGTGGTCACTTATTATGGAGACACTTCCCAAGAAGATAGAGACTCGGCAATACATAACTTTCAAACAAATCCAGAGACGAGGTTCTTTGTNAGTAATGCACAAACGGGTGGTCGAGGTATAACTTTAACGGCTGCATCGAATGTAATTTACTACTCGAATGACTTTAACCTGGAGTCAAGAAAACAATCAGAAGACAGATGTCATAGAATAGGTCAACATAAACCCGTGCTATATGTTGATTTAGTGTGCCCCAACACAGTTGATGTACACATAGTTAAGTCCTTGTTACAAAAGGATAAAATAGCAACCAAAACATTAGGAGAGGAAGTATTAGAATGGCTAAAAGTATAAGA